GCCGCCTGCATGCGGCGAATACGGAATTGTCGAGCGCTTTGCGGAACATCGCCCTTTACACCAGTCAGACGCATCCGGACAAAGAGGTGATGGCGCAAGTGTTGGACGAAAACGCGCGGATTGCCCGTGCCGCCATTGCCAAAGCGACGGAGGTGAAGCCGTGAGCGACCGTGAATTGCTTGAACTCGCAGCGAAGGCGGCGGGGTATGAGTGGACTGGCTACTTCGGTGACGACGAAGTTGAGTGCCAATACTTTGACATCGGATTGGGGGAAGAAGTTGTCCCGTGGAACCCCCTCACCGACGACGGCGATGCGCTGCGGTTGGCGGTGAAGTGCGAAATGAGCCTTGACCTGTTCGATGACCTTATCCGCGTCGGGTACACGCTGCCAGATGAAAGCCTGCGCCCTGCCGACCGCACCGCTGATGTTATCGAATCGCCAAAGGCAGACCCCTGCGCCGCCACCCGCCGAGCCATTGTCCGCGCTGCTGCTGAGATTGGGAGGAAAATGACATGACCGACAACATCACCCTGCCCCGCGCCGTGATTGAGCAGGTGCGGGAGGCGTTGCTGTCCTTTGACAACTGGTGGGATGACGAAGCCGACACCGCCCTCGCCGCCCTCGACGCCGCGCTTGAAGCGCAGGAGGACGAGGCTCTGCTGAACGAGCCTGTTGCGATGCGATATGACGGCGACGGCTACGGCTACCTGTACATCGACTCCGGCAGCGGCAGCGATTGGCAGAGACGACACAAGGACGCCGAGCCGCTCTACCTCGCACCACCGAAACCGGACGCCACGCGGGAGCCGGTACACCCCGGCTACATCATCGGCTCGCATTGGCTGGAGACTGCCTATTCGCGCATCGCAGCAGGCGAGGCCGAGGCCGATGTGATGCGGGACTACGGGCTGATACGCGAGGAAGCGTTCACAATCGGGGTGGAACACTTGCGGCAGGAGAACGAGCGGCTGAAGGCCGAACGGGACGAGGCCGTGAAAGCAGAGCGCGAGGCGTGTGCGAAGTTGTGCGATCAAGAAGTAGATGAACTTGCGTATGGAAATGACGATTGGTACATCGCAAAAACCCTAGCAGCAGTCATCCGTGCAAGGGGAGAGACATGAAAGAAGTACAAGGTTGGTGGTTGCCTGATCAAGAAAGCCACATCACAACTTATTTCGATGCCATCAAACAGCCTGAGTATCAGCCGATACACCAGCAGTCTGTGGTTAAACACTGCAAGCAGTTCCGGACAGCCGTGGATATCGGAGCGCATGTCGGACTCTGGGCGCGTGGGCTGACAGAGAAGTTCGACAAGGTCATCTGCTTCGAACCCTGTGACGAGTTCGCTGACATCCTTCCCCATAACGCACCTAAGGTGCATACCATCCATCGATGTGCTTTGGGTAAGGAGCATGGTTTTGTCGCCATGAACATCGCTCCTGACAACACAGGTTCCACCCATGTCGCAAGGGGTCAGGAAGGTATGACACCCATGTTCCCGTTGGATCGCTTCCAACTGACGGACATCGACCTCATCAAGATCGATGTCGAGGGTTATGAACTGGATGTCATCAAGGGTGCCGTAGAGACCCTGAAGAACAACGACCCCGTGTTGATCGTGGAACAGAAGGACAGGTATGTGATACCTGAGGAAGGCAAGCATGCTGCGGTACGGTTCCTGATGAAGGAGTTGCAGTACCGGATCATCGGGCGCGTGGTCGATGATTGGATACTGAGGAAGATCTGAGGCGGATATGAAGAAAGCCGAAACACCAGAGCCTCTTTATCGGATCAGTCTTCCGCCAGAAGACCATCACAAGGTGAGCGTGAGTAGGTATTACCGTGCTACACCTGACGATGCACGACTGATTTCGTATGGACCGTACCATCAGAAGTGCAATGTCCGCATCGACTTTGATCTTGAGGGAAACATCTACAAGGTGGAGTGGCAGAACTCGTGAAGATATTCATCGGTTGGGATAGCAGGGAGAAGATTGCCTATCAGGTGTGTCGAGCGTCCCTGCTTAAACACACCACCGTTTCTCTTGATATCACCCCCATCAAGCAGAAGGACATGCGTGACCGGAACCTGTATTGGAGAGGTCATGACCCCATGTCCTCGACAGAGTTCACATTCACTCGCTTCCTGACCCCGTATCTTGCTGACTACAAGGGATGGGCTGTCTTCATGGACTGCGACTTCTTCTGGCGTGGGGATATATCTACCGTCATGGATTACCGGGATCACAGCAATGCGGTAATGGTGGTCAAGCATGACTATGTCCCGAAAGAAGCGACCAAGATGGATGGTGCTATCCAGACCCAGTACCCACGCAAGAACTGGTCATCTTTCATGCTTATCAACTGCGACCATGATCAGGTTAAACAGAACCTGACATTGAACACGGTGAACAAAGAGTCCGGTCTACATCTGCATCGTCTTCAGTGGGCGACGGATGATTGCATCGGGAGCCTTCCCATTGCATACAACTACTTGGAGGGTTGGCACACCAAGGATGATTGTCCTAACCCGTTGGCTGTCCACTTCACCCGTGGCGGTCCATGGTTCGTGGACTACATGGATGTCGAGTACGGTGATGAATGGATCAAGACATCAAGAGGGCTTGTCAATGAATGACGATGAAATTTCATATCTCGATGTCCCGAAGAAGGAAGTCGAGAAGGTATGGTGCAAGATCGGTGAAGCCGGTGACTTGGAGTTCGTGGACTGGGACATGGTCCGTAGTATTGCGGACAGTTTCGATATCACGAAGCCTGAGAACAGGACTGAACAGATGCTCATCGGGAAACTGATGTGGCTGGTCAGACAGGACACACTCAATGGGGTGGGCCGTGACTAAGGACAATGACGCATGGGATGAGGAATGGGATCGTATGCCTCACAGCAGCGACGAGTATCGCAGGGAGATACGCGAACTCAGGGGAAGGATATTCACCTATGTCGAGGAAATAACCAAGTTGCGTAGCAGGATAGACTTGCTGCAAGGGGAGGTCTCGGCATTGGAAAGGATGGTATTTAAACAGGATCGAGAGACTTAGATGTCTGACTGGAAACGGGAAGACATACTTGAGGTATTGTCTTGGGTCGAGGACGCGAAGGACGATGTGAATTCCATAACGACAGAACTGGAATACATCGTGATAAGCGAATTGATCAAGCGTTGCGCCGTTGAGATAAGGGCGCTACGGGAAGAGAACCAACGGTTGAAACGCAGGAGGAAAGGTAATGGATCTAAGAAACAGAACGGAGTTCACTGATGTTGATATCGCCTTGGAAGAGGCGCAGTTCCTTGTCAACAAGGACAAGGTTCCGTACTGCATCGTCAGGGCATGGAGCAAGAACAAGCATGGCTACAAGTTGTATGTAGTCCCTGCTGATTCGGTGGTCGAGATACAGATACTTGAGACCTTCAATCCGGGGTGAACATGGAACCTGAACTTGAGATCGCCATCGCTCAGGTCATCAAGAAGAACCGCAGGAGTGTCGGTCAGAACTCCTTGATGTGGGCGTTGCTGTCTGACATCTCACATCAGGTCGAGTGGCACGGCGAGAAGATGTCCAAGAAGGACTGGAAGTGGGTATTCACCGCAGCCATACGAAGGCAGCGCATGGTACCCGGCGTAGATGGGGGGATGGTGTTCCTTGGGGAACCCACCTCAGGCATGTCTAAACAGGAGATGTCTGACCTGATCGAACTTGTCTACGCTTTCGGGGCGGAACACGGGGTTGAATGGTCTGACCACCCTTGATATCTTCCACCCCGACAGCCTCCTCCTGTGTGCTGTCAACCGGTGAAGTCTCATAACCCCCAGAGGCATCACCCTTAGAGGGGAGATAATCTCTCCCCTTGTTTTTGTCCATCTGGCGGACAGTCTCAGCCAGCAGATCCATCTCAGACAGTTTGGCGATACGCATCAGGGCTTTGGTTCCGTGGAAACCATGGGTTCCCCTATGGCAATCCACACACAGGGCGACCGTCAGGAAGTCGCTGGCGCGGTCTCCCATGCCATGCCCTGTGCGGATATGGTGAGCCTCAGTTACGCCGCTCTGGGGCTGTCCTAGGAGGCTACAGAGGGTACATGGAAGGGACTTCACCCTGCCCATGTAGTCACTCTCATGCTTACCCCTGCTCAATCGCCAATCCCCATGCCAGCCCTAGACGCAGCCCGTCTGTAACGCATATCAGCACGACGGATCATTTGATACTTCTCAGCGGGTAAGTTCTGCCTAGACCATCGCATGAAGGCTTGCAGTTCCTGTTGACTGGGTGCGCTGCCGCCAATCTGAATTGGCTGACGGTTCCTTACTGAAGCACGGATGCTTGCCTCAACACGATCCCTTTCCTCACCACGAAGACCACTGACTGCCTTCCGAACCAACAACCTCGCACGAGCCGCATCACCTTGCTGAAGAGCATCGGTGATGGCCTTGTTGACTGGGGTCATCGGAGTTCTGACAACCGCACCCGGAGCAGTGCGCTGTTTAAACTCTATCTCCATGGCCTCGCTGTATCGTCGTCCGTATTCCCGAACCTCGCGAATTTCTTTCTGGGCAGCAAAGCGTCTGACCTCACGGGCATCCGACCCAATTGCATCCATCGCGGCAAGGCCGATGCGCTTATTGGCGCGATAGAAAGACAGCGTGGTCTCTGCAATCTCATCGAGATCACGGGCTGTCATCTTCTTTTGGTCACGCAATCTGTTGAAGACATCGATTACAGCATCGACAGATGCCAGTCCCGGAGGGCTGAACGGATTCTTGACGCGCTGCTGGTCCTGCCAGTCTTTGGCAAACTGAGCATAGTTCGCAAAGAAACCAAGGCTTCCTGCGGTCATGATGTTCTGCCATGCGCGGGAGAAAATCAGACTCCATCCTCTTGCGGTGTCTTCGTTCTCAAAAGCCTTCTTGATTTCTTCATCATCCGGACCCGGATCTCCGTATCCAAATGCTTCACGGATAGCACTGATTGCTTCACCACCAATGATTGCCGAACCCACGAACCCAGCAACTCGCATAAAGTTCCTTGGGGTTGGATTGTCATAGAAGACCTTCAGGAAATGGTTGTAGAAGAACCGGTTCACCTGAGTTCCAAACTTCTGGTACTTCAACAAAAAACGACCAGCCGCGCTATCAATGAACACAGGAGTCATGTCAATGCTGTAAGAACCCTGAGGGACATTGACAGCACGGCGCATGAACTTTTCGGTCTCCTTTCCAGCACCGTCTTCGAGTATCAGCGAATCGACATCAAGGTTCTCTCGTTTAACCCATTCGCGGAACCGCTTCACTGAATCATTTTCTGACCCGTTTCTTACATCATTCAAGAACGAATTAAGCCTTGCTCTAGCAGCCAGCATCGCTGACGATCTGACTATGTTCTCAGCGCCGTTGAATCCTCCAACGGTAAGCATGAAGTTGGAGAACTTGGCGAGAGCCTGAGATATCTTCTGTTCTTTCGAGAAGTACTTGTCAGCATCCATCTCAACATGGTCGTTGAGGATGTTCATGAAGTCTTTATTCAGAATGCCAAGGGTTGTTCCTTCATTTTGGACATTCTTCCAGTCAAGAACCAAGTTCGCATAAGACTTTGCTATCTCCTTGATGCCGAAATCTTGGACATTTGTAATGGTTCCACCGAGCAAGTTAAGGCTTGCGCTAACTGGGTTACCCAACTGCACCGCAGTAGCCAGAGAGTTCGCCCAATTCGCCATGTTGGTCAGTGCGTTGAATTGCTCTATCTCGTAGATTCTTTCCTTGATTGAATTGAGATAGTTCTGGGTCTCCTGATCACGGACCTTTGGAATGTTTTTATCGAACCATTCTTTCTGGAACTTCCCAATCGTTTGACCGAAGTTCTCAATCTGTGCAGTACGGCGCGACCACTTGCGTAGGTAACGGGTCGCCGCATCCCATGAATAGTCATAGAAGATTTCTGGAAGAGGCTCAGTACGAGCCTTCTCAACACCAGCGAAATAGTCCTGAGCGACTTCATCAGAGAACCATTCGCGAAGAAGATAGTTCTCTGCATCTCTAGTGGTTTCTGCAAGTCCTTCTTCGACCAATGAGTCAAGCAGAGACTGCCAAAGAACGGGGTCAAGGTCAGGATTCTGCATGACCTCCATGACTTCCCTGCGGAATGCGCGAGGGAAGAAGTTCCGGACAGACCTGATCGGTCTCCATTCGTTACGCTTCGCATCCCATACCCGCATGGGCTTGCCATCAGGGGTGCGTATGCTGGTGTTGATTTCGCCAGTCTGTCTGGCGATCTCGTTCCATGCATCAATCAACTGACGCTCACTGTCAGTTGCCATATCAAGGATACTCTGAGCATCTTCTGTACGCCCGTTCTCACGAGCGCGGATGAACTCTTCGAATGTAGTCAGTGCTGCGGTTTTCCCACCAAGATCGATACGCTTAAACGCATCACGGATGATGCCGTTTGCAACACCAAGTCTTGAGGCATAGGTGTCGTAATAGTTCTCGATCCTCTTTGCCAAGTCATCAAGCCCAAGCCCAGACCGCAACTTGTCAGGAGCAGACTGGATCATCTGCACTACAATCCGTCTGGTAAGCGGAGCGATACGCGCACCAGAGATATCTACTGTGCCATCAGGCTCTGTATCGCTGATGGTAGGGCCAGTGGGGGTGCCGATAGAATCTAAAGGCTGACCATCGTTCAATGCTTCAGCAGCACTGGTGTTGTCAGTATCGTTTGTAGGACCGGGTTGAGTTGGGCCTATCGGCGTACCGCGTCTACGAGCCTCACGCGCAGCAGGAGGACGAGCCGCTTCAGCCACTGGACCTTGTGGTGCAGCACCAATCCTGAGCCTTCCTTGATTTGGAATGACAAGCGCATCGCCATCACGCGCACGGTCATAATCCAAGAAGAATCCCTTGTACTTCTTGGCAGCATCTTCTGGTTTTGTGGTCTTGTCCTTGTTGGTCAAGCCGACAATCATGCCGATGCCGTCTTCCCGCTTGGGGTCCAAGAACCGCGCATCGTAGTTGTCACCGTCCCATACTTGGAACCGTTGTCCGGTGCGCTCATCAACCACGAAGTCAGGCATGTCCGTGCGACTGGTGAAAGCCATGGCGACATTCATGCCATTGTTCAACTGCTGAACCATTCTGTCCCAGTTGGTTTCCGGGTTCACAATGGTCTCGCCGTTGACGATCTGACTGGCTCCAGTAGAACTGTAGGTCAGATGATGGTTAGGCGCGATAGAGCGGGTCGGCAACTTCGTGTAGTCATAGAACATCACATTCGGGAATGCATTGATGATCGCCGCAAATGTCTGCGGCCTGAAATCAGATGTGACATTCAAGCGAATGGCAGGCTGATAAATCTGCTTGGGCTGCATGACTTGCTCACCAGCCTCATTCTCAACCTGCTCGACCCCAGTCTCAGAGTTCGACCACTTCTCAAACTTTGCAATCTCGTCGTACAGAACGATGGCAAAGTCTTCTGAGTTCTGAACAATCGCCTCTGTCTTGAGGTACTGAGACAGGCGCGGACCAGACTTGAACTGTCCCTCACCTCCGTACAGAAGGTTCTGACCAGAGGTCTCACCCAAGCAAAGACCTTCGCAGATTGCAGACTTGGGGCAAGTCGAAAGGTTCTGTTCGTTTATACGCTGTGCGCTTGCCAAACCAAGACCCATAGAGGCAACGCTCTTGCCATCATAGGTAAGACCGTAATCACCGATACGGGTCTTCTGCAACTTGCCGTTCTCGCCCATCAGCGTTCCGACATTGTGTTCCTTCTTCAGGACATCACGGGCTTGCTTGAGACGAGCGCGTTTCCCCTTGGCATCAAGGGCAAGGTACTTGGTAACAGAGTCTGAAATGCTGCGTTCGATGTCTACAAGTTTGGTGTCCTTGGAGAGCGCACGGGTACGCGGAGCGTCAAGAGTGAAGAGTTTGGTCTGCTTCATCTTTTTGGCATAGGACTCACCCTCTGCCAATTGGATGAAGAAGTCCTTGCGACCGTCTTCATATTCCTGATCAATGTGCAACAACGAAGGATCAACTTGGATCAGCACATTCGCGCCGTCCATTGGCTGATCGATGTTGCCCGGATTCTGCATGACCTTCGGACCACTTGATTCGTTGGTCAGGTAGATGCGATTGCTAGTTGGCGTGGAACCCTTGAGGCGTTTGTCTTGAATGGTACGACGAGCCGCCTCATTGGTGGCAGGGTAGTACAGTGTAACGGTGCCATTCTTGTTGAGTGGCAAGCCAAGGATTGGGTCATTCTCCTTGCCCTTGGCAAGATCCTTAGCCTCGTAAGGCTTCTTGATGGATTGCCGTGCGACAGGAACGATGGGTTCCAGTTGCCCTTCTGAAAGATACGGAAGTTCCCCAGTACGATTAAGGTACTCCTGCGCCATGGCAGCATCTTCTGGGGTAGACTTTGCCGGGAATTTTCGCGACTCCCGGATGCTGGGCGCAACTGTTTTCCGTTGCTTTAATTTTTCAACTTCAGCATCGTAAGCGGCGAATGCCTGCTCTTCATACTTAGTTGAGTTCGGCCCAAAAGTATCTTCTTTTAGAGTCTCGCGAATGTTTTCTCTACTAGAATCTATACTGTCTTGAAGATCGCTGTAGTCTCTTTGAAAATCAAATGCAGCCTGTGCGGCCCTTCTAGCAAAACTTTCTACTTCCGAGATCTTCTCACGCTCTACTGCTTCCGCTGCATCAAGTGCTGCGATTTCAGAATCAATTTCATCTAGAGTCTTTTCTCTGGGTACACGCGACTCCCGTTCAATCGGCGGAATCCCAAGTCTTTCTCTAGCCACATTCCGGGCTGCGATATCTCTTTCTGGATCGACAGTCTGAATGGTGTGGACATACGCACCATACTGATTATCACGACGATCTACAGCGCGACGCGCACCGCCGATGGTGTTGGCTTGACCAACTACTTCGCCAGTACGACTGTTGACAATGTTGTAGGTTGGTTCTTTGCGCGACTCCCGGATGCTGGGAGTCAGGGGGCTGAAGTCACCATTGTTGCCGATAGCAGACTTAATCTGACCGGGGTCGAAGACGGCGAGGTTCTTCTGACCGCCCTCTTCCACGAACATGCTGTCATAGCCAAGTTCCCGAATGGCATCAAGGATGGGGGCATTGCCATCACTACCCTCGATGGTCTGCCAGTTACCCTGACCAATCTCTTCAACCATGCTGGCGGTGATATCCGCGCCATTGTCTCTGGCTCGTTTAACCACTGCCTTGATATCGTCTTTGTTGCCATAGTCCCATGGCTTTTCAGCACGGACATAGACAGGTATGAGGTTGGCTCCAGAAGGAAGTCTCTTCTGGATGGCATCCAAATAGCGACTGCTACTACCTCCTGCTGCGGTGTCCTTGAAGATTTTAAGCAAGCCGGGGCGGATGGCTTTACCGGCAGACACTTCCGCTACTGCTTTGTCTCTCGCCTCAGCGACCCTGTCGTACAGACTTGGGGTGAAAGCAGATGATCTTTGCAGTGTCTCATTCAGGGCATCGATGACCTGCTCATCACTCATGAAGTCAGTGAAGTTTTCGACCATGTAGTCTTGAGACAGTGCTGAGAACTCTTCAGCGAATCTGGGACTACGAGTCAGGAACACAGACCCTGCTTGCTTGGGCTGGAACGCGGTAATGTCAGCAGCGGTTCCGTGGTAATAGACAAGCGGACGCTTGCTGTTGTCTACAGCCTTACTGCTACCAAACCAATTCCAGAAGTTCCGCAACCCATCCATAGTGGGACGGGTCGGGGTGTTGAATACCTCCGGCCCTTCGAAGCCTGAGTAAATGAGGCGGCCTTCAGAGTCCCTTGTCGGAACTTCCTGCTCGTCCACAGTGATCTTGGGCGGCACCGGATCAATGGTTGATCTGGATTCCCTTACTGCATTTAAACGCAAACTGTTGATAGCAGGGACAGCCACAGCAGGGGTTTCCTGCTGAACCTTCTGAACCGTTTCTTGCCGGAACTGATTGCGATCTTGCGGGGTGGCAAAGAGCCTTTGAACGCGATCTGGCAACTGACCCTGTTCCGCCAAGCGTTCTTCCGTAGCACGGAAGGTGCGAATACGACCACGCTCTCTGGCTCCGATAGCACCCTGCTCAAACCGGCGAACGACATCTTCGTAGGTCTGGAACCCTGCACCGGTCAGGGCATTCTTGGTCTTGTCGAAGAAGTTGATTGCCCGTTCAGACAGATTTCTAGGCTTACCGGCGACACGGGAAATGTTACCGGCTACATCCCGTATGAGATCTGCAACGCTTTCTTCAACCTGAATGACCTTGTTCTGATCGGCATAGTTCTCTTGGGCAATCTGTAGGTAGGTCTTATCCGTACCCGGCTTCTTCAGATTGCTGGCAGCGCCCTCAAGGTTCTTCCACTCAGAACGCTTCCAGAGGTCTAGGTATCGCAGAGCATGCACTACTTCATGACGGAGAACCCCTCTAAGGGCTTCCCGCCTCTGGTTGGTATCTAGGTTGCCCTGCGGATCTACAGCGTCTACAGCAAGGAATACGCGCCTTACAACGGGATCAAAGAGACCTTCCGAAGTAAGAGCCTCGCCTCTACGGGTAAAGATCCTGTTGTTGATGCTTAGACCAACATCATTCAGGCCAAACCCTTTCAGGGCATCAGAAAGAGATGACTGGAGAGGCTCAAGTTGCTTGATGACCTCTGCTCTTCCCCTTGTCGTATTGTTTAAACTTAACGATAGGGAGTCCGCTCTATCACGGCTATCAAGATTCTGTCCGTATTGGGTGCCGGTCTTGTCCGTGACAATGAACTTGGGCGCACCATCAATCGTCTTTTCCTCGACCTTGAACTCCGCATTGACAGGGATGTAATTGCCGATGGTGTCGTAGATTTTCTGTGCGTAAGCATCGCCATACTGGACAGGAGTGGCTTCTGTCTGCCCCGCGCCAATAGGTATCTTGTTGAGTTCCGGAGCGGAAATGCTCTTAGCCTTTTCGAATGCCTGATTCCGCAGTTCATCGAGGATGTTGTTCTCAATCTGAGAACCCAACTCCTCGTTCCCACGGACACGCGCTTCAATGCGGCGTTGTGCAAAGTCTTGCACCCCAGCAAATGTAAGACCGATTCCTCCGCCAGCAATGCCAGCCTCAAGACCAATCAGACCGGCTGTGGTTGGATCAAACCCAGCCTTTGTACCTGCCGTCTGGGCAACATACTGACCTATCTCTTGGATTGCTTCAGTTCCACCTTGGATGGCGGTCTCACCAAGAATGGTTTCTGCTCTACCAAACCTTGCAGTAGCGAACTTCTCAAGTTTCGATTGCAATACAGCAGAAGCACCAGCAGCGGCAACATCAGCCACAGTGGCATCTTCGAAATTTCTGCCATCATTCTTTAGGCGTTCATTAAGGGTTTCATTAGTCAACGAAACAATATATGCAGGCGCTGCATAAAGTGCTGATGCCATATCTGGAATAGATACAGAAAATCTTTCAAGCACAAACGGAACAACATTCAACGGGTTATCAGCCAACTCCTTGAGTTGAGTTCCGTATGAATAATTGACCTTCTCAGATTCTTCCTTGAATCTTTCTGCTGCGCCTTGTAGACCCGGAGCAACAGCAGTCAACCCTGCCTTCACGCCACCAAGTATTGGTGATGTGGCATATGCAGTTTCGGGAATTGCAGAAGGAATCCTGCTAGTCCCTTCAAGAAGATTGCCAAGTATGTCCTGCGCTCTTGATACGCCACCTACCAGAACATTGCTGGTTTTTCCTTCCTCTATTGCTTGTCTCTCAAGTTCGCCATATACGGATTGCAAAGGGGGTTCACTGACTGCCTTATAAGAAGCAGCCAATTGAGGCGTAACAGGTGCGCCGAACAGGTCTTGGAAAGATCTTCCTGCGCCTTGACCGGGAGTGGTTGGCACAGGTTGAACTGGAGCAGCCTCTGTTTGAGCAGGCTCCTCTACGGGTCGTCCAATTTCCCACCAGTTCTGCTTCGCCTTATCTTCAGTATCGCTTTCAGCAATCGAGTCTTTAGCAGAAATGATGTCAATGTCTTGGACGGGCTTGCCAATCTCCCACCAGTTTGCAGACATTACGGCTTGATCCTTACGACTCCATCAGGGCCACGATAACGCTGTCCCTTGCTGAGTGAGTTCAATTCATTTGGGGTGGTTACATTAACTACGGAAGAAGGTGAGTAAATACCTGCGGCCTCAAGAGACTTGATTGTCTGTTCTCTGGCGGAAGAAAGCAGTTGTTCCGGAGTTGGGACAATTGGATTGCCGTCTTCGTCGTTTCCGTAATCAGCGTCCTTCATCTCCTTCACGACTTCTTTAAAGATGCTTCCATAAGTAGAAGAGAATTGACGCTCATCAAGCCCTCTTTCACGAGCCGCATCCTTTACTGCCTGCTCAATGGACTGAGAAATTCCAATAGACAATCTCAGGGCATCGTTAAATGCCGCAGCCTGATCTCTACCAGCCTCGCGCTGTTGTGTGAACGCCCACTGAGCAAACTGATTCTGATCGCGAACAAACTCACGCTGCTTGTTCTCATCGTTCGTGATGTTCTGGGCCTGCATCATGAATGCTTGATCCGCCACGGATCTCTGACCACGAATTGCTTCGCGTTCCGAAGCCCGATAATCCTGACGAGCAGCACGGCGTTCCGCAGAGGCAACCTCACGAGCGCGACCAAGCGTTTGCTCTACAGCCTCAGTGGCAGATGCCAGACCTTCTGCTGGTTTTCCTGCTGCAACACCCGCTCCAAGCCTCATAAGTGTTGAGGCAATAGCAGCCTTACGAGCCTCATCCTGAGCAGCCTGAATCGGAGATTCGGCTTCTTTGAGGTATCTCTCAGCGGCAGCAATATCCTCAGCCCTTCTCGTATCTCCCATAGCATTTAACTGAGCAAGAAGTTCAGTGCGACGAGTCTCTTGTTGAGGGTCGAAGTACTGCTCACGGGTAGGCCTAAGCCTCTGCAAACTTTCAGCAGAGACTCCACCAACATTTGGCATAAGACCACGAATCGTTTTAAACGCTTCAGGAAGACGGCCCATCATGTTTGAAAACATGACTGCGCCGGTATCTGCTCCCGGAGCCACGCCACCTACCTGCATGTAAGCAATTCCACCCGGCGTGATACCACCGCCTGCCATGCCCATCGGGGGCGGCATCTGAGGAGGCATAGGCGCACCCTGAGGGGGCATCTGAGGTGCCATGGGGGGCGCACTGCTCATCTCTGGGGCCATGCCAGTGGAACCGATACCGCCCTGAAGGATCTGGTCCTTGACGGTCGCCTGCTGTCCCTGCTGTGTAGCCTGAAAACGCTGACGCATGTCCTGACGGCGCTGTACTTCAGACACCGCAAGGAACTGGGGGATGCGACCAGAAGGAAACTGGGCTTCTTGGAACAGTGCCTGATCAGGAAGCCCCTTGACCAAGTCTTCTGCTTCGATGATGTTCATTGTTTAACTCTGCCTGCCTCTTCCGCCAAAGGCTTGGTATAGACCCAACGCACCGATTCCTGCACCCAACGCCTGCTGTTCCGGTGACGGAACCCTGCCGAATGTCGAGACCGTGCTGCCGGGTGTAACAGGGACACCCTGCAACAGGTTGCTAAGATACCCCAACTGTTCCCGTCCGTATGCCTGCTGACGCAGGAAGTCTTCGTAGCCAAGATCCAGACCACGCTGCATGAGACCACGGCGCTCTGAACCCACCCCGCCCAGTGCGGCAAGGCGCTGAAGGTCCATCTCCTGCTGTCTTCCACCGAAGCCGGACAGAAGTTCCGCCGCAGCCAGTCGCTGTGCCTGACCGGCACGATCAGAAGACAGTCCCTCCAGACCCAGAAGCGCCCTCTGACGCTGCTGTTCGATGTTGAACTGCTGGGCTTGGGTGCGGAATTCCTGCTCTGCACGACGGGCAGCATCGGTCTGCTGCTGTGCGGTGAGTCCAAGACGGGCTGCTTCCTGACGGGCCTGTTCACCGGCCTGCTGCGACTGCAACTGGAACTGAGCCTGCTGCTGACGAGCAGCCTCTTGGGCTTGGAACCCGCTGAGTCCCAACTGAGCCTGAGCCTGACGGGCCGCTTCGGTCTGTTGGAATGCGCTCTGACGGAACTGTTCCGCAGCCTGTCGGGAAGCCTCTGCTTGCTGTTGGGCGCTCATGCCCATCTCAGCAGCCCTCTGTCTGGCACCCTCCTGCGCTTGGAACGCCCCTAGACCAAACTGAGCCTGTTGGAGACGAGCAGCACGATCAGCCTCAAACCCGGCACGGGCCTGCTCAAATCCAGCCTGAGAGCCTCTGGCTTGGATATCTCCCAACTGTTGACCCAAGTTCCGCTGACGCTCTGCCTCAAGGAGGGTTGCACGGGTTCCGCCCAATGCACCGGCACGAGCCGCCCCTGCGCCTACCTGAGGACGCTGTGTTTCAGAGGCACGAACAGCCTCACGCTTCTCGATATCAGTGACCGCCTGTTGGTAAGGCGACATGTAAGAAGTAAGGGTTCCGGGAGCCGCCATGGAACCGGCTTCGAACCCTGCCTGAACCTGACCTGCCTGATACCCCGGCGCAAACTCACGGGCTTGGAACTGAGGCTGGTAACCCATGGCCTGATAGCCCGGACCCACCGCACCAGCCTGATAGTCCGCACCGAATTGACCCGGCCCATATCCTGTCTGGAACTGAGTGGCACGATAATCAGGGCTGATAGCACCGGGCTGAAACTGACTGGCGATATCCATGCCAGAAGGCATCTGCCCGTAACCCACCTGAGCGGCGATGTCAGAGGCCATGCCAAGTTGTTCAGGACGCTGAAGACCGGCAATGCCTCTCTGTGCAGCGGTCTCTTCAGGGGCGAACTGCGCGAGACGCTGACCGCCATAAGGTTGATACGGACGCGCACTCTCGAAGAGTCCTCGCTGGAGAACCTGTTCGAAGTACGGTTGTACATAAGCCGGTAGGTTGCTCTGTGTAACCGTTGAGGTTACTTGCTGTTGACCACTACCACTGCCGCCGCCGCTGCTCATTGTGCTACCTCATCAAAATGCTTTTCGTAGACCACCGTCTTGACGGTGTACCCGCGCTTCTTGACATGCGGTTCCCAACCGGGGCGACCGAAAAACTCGATGCCATGACAGCCCATGTCCTTAGCGAACCCGTCTGCCATCTGGTGCATCTTGTCTTCAATATGCTTCATGTGATTCGGTGTCATAGCGCAATACTGGACAACGAACATCTTCTTCTGTGGGTATGACTTGATCTCAGTCATCACGAACCCGTGTATCTCATCGGTGTTCTGGTCATAGACAGCCCACAACTGCATCTGTCCGGTCAACGCGAACCGGACGATGTCATCGATGTTTGCCCGTCCCATAGCCCATGACTCTGATTCGTTCAGGTAACGGACAAGATGTGGGATCAGGTAACTGATCTTTCCATATGGGACAAGTGAGATATCGAGGTTCATGCAATCGGCATCATCGGAACCCCATAGTCAGGGTCTCTTTCAAATTTCCCATCGGAAGTTTTTCTAAACCCAGTCATGTTTTCAGACGGGGGGCGCAATAACTCATTCGGTGGCTGCGGCAGTATCTGAGGCGCATAAGCGTTTCCATACGGATTAAACTGTTGCTGGAATCCACCGAATGCGCCAATGCCACCACCCATCATTGGATTGAAGCCGCCGAATCCGCCCATACCGCTACCAAAATCGGGCGGCATCTGAGGGGGCTGCGGCTGAGGCATGTACGGCTGCGTATACTCTTGTCCGCGCCTAGTGAACCGATTGAATTGCCCACCAAACCCATCCTGCTGGAACCCACCATACTGAGGTTGCTGGAAGCCGCCATACTGCGGCTGTTGGAAGCCACCACCGAATCCACCGAACCCACCAAACTGTGGTTGCTGGAACCCACCAAACCCACCGAACTGCGGCTGTTGGAATCCGCCGAACTGTGGCTGGAATCCACCCATCCCGGTGTTGGCTCCGTAGTACCCAGAGAACGGGTTGAAGAACGAAGGGGGTTGGAAGTTCCGTGCATAGCCCATGCTGTAATCAGCAGGGGGGAGAGACGGATTCGGGGATGTCTGCAACCTCTGCTGGTTGTCGATCGGCCCACCAGAAGGATTAAATGACCCACCTGCGCTCATTTTAAGCACTCCTCTGGTAGGGACGAACCTGCTTAGTCGTTCCCATGGTTTTCTGTCGAATGTCATCGACAAGACCGTCGAAGAACGATGCGCCGTTGCCTGAGTATCCGCCGCCTGCAAGGGAGACCACATCAGCCGGGATGATGTACTCACCCGGAGACACGGCGACAGGGCGTTGGGTGCCGATCATTCCCTCGACAAGGTCATCCTGACCGCCGCCCATACCCTCGACCATGCCATCGGTCTGCGCTCCCGGAACGATGTCCTGAAGGACTCGCTCACGAAGTTGCGAGAACACCTCCGGTCCATACATCTCAACGAAGCGACTGATGATCTGGTCAGCGTTCTCAATCTCCCCACGGATAGCGGCGACAGTCATCTCAACGATGCTGTTCTCAGCGCCCATCTGGGATTGATCGTCCATGCCAGTCATACCACCTTCAGCGAATCCTTCAGCCATGCTGAACTCATCGAATGGGTTGTCGAAGGACGGCATGTTCTGAGACGGTGCAGATCTCTGCGAAGCCAACAGACTCTCAAGCGAGGACAGTCGCTCCATGATGGGGTCGAAACTTACCTGCGGAGTACCACGGCTTTCGATGGAGGCGAGTCGCTGTTCCAGACCAGAGAGGTCGAAGGAAGGTTGAGGACGGCTTTGCAAAGCACCAATGCCTGACTGAAGGTCAGCAATCTGCTGCTGGATGGGAGACAGATCAAACTGTGGGATATTCACCTGCGGGGCAGGAAGGTTTTCGAAACGAGTATTCAGTCCAGCAATCTGACTCTCAAGATTGGAAAAGTCAGGCGGGGTGTAGGAAGGGATTCTGCTGTAGTCGAACTGCGGCATGGGACGCGATTCGATAGCCGCAAGACGCTGCTCGATTGGTGAGAAGTCAATTTGTCGATTACCAATTGACCCAACACCGGTCTCAAGACCGCTCAGTCTGTCTTCAATCATCGACATATCGAACTGCGGAATCCTGTCGTAATCGAACTGCGGCATGGGGCGCGATTCGATACTTGCCAACCTGTCCTCGATGCCGCTGAAATCAAACGGGGTGTAAGCAGGAATCCTGCTGTAGTCGAAGTCAGGGGCAGACGGTCGGGTCTCAATAGCCGCAAGACGATCCCGGATTGGATTGAACTGGTTGTTAAGCAGTTCTTCCATGACGGACCTATCGAAACCACCCTCGTTGAAATCAGGGGTTCCGCCCGTGTAAACGGGCATATCCATGTCTCCTCTTCCCGGCCTGCCCGTGAAATCAGGTACATCGTCAGCCATTCCGCCTCTTCCCGGACCGCCTCTGCCGCCCATGAAGTCGCCATAGTTGCTCAGATACTCATCCAAGAAACCGCCATATCCCGGTCCCATGATGGGCTGATTGAAGTCAGGTCTACCACCCGGAGGGGTTCCGCCCGGAGGTCTAGTTTCATCAATAGGTTCCGGAGGAAGTGCTTTTTCAAAGTACCGGAACTCAGGAGCAACACCAGCAAGGTATCCTTCGCCGCCTACATCCAACGCGCTGTACGAAGACGCAGGAGGAGTCATGATCCTAGGTCCGCGCAAATCCTCTTGGACACTTTGTGCAACAGGGAGGCCAGAAAATCGCAGAGAGTTGATCAAATCTTGATCAATGTTGAAGCCGCCTTCAGCGTACCGCTCAACCATACCGCCTGCTGCATACCCGCGACCGGGATATGCACGACGAACTTGGTCGAACACGCCAGCCATCTGTCCCCGGATACGATTCTTTTCAGCCTCCTGTTCCTCTTCGTAGGCTCTGGCACTACCCTGACCAGCAAGTTCTTGCTGACGGGCCATACGACCAGTCTCACCCACATAGACAGGCAAGAACGATTCTGGCTTGGCAAGATTGCTGATGAACTGACCGGGCTGCTGGAACGGCTGCGCGAAACGCTGTCCCGCTGTCATTTCAACAGGAGGAATCCTTGCAGCAGGCGAGAATGCATCCGGACTCATTGAAGCGCCAAATCCTTCGAAGACATCTCCCACCGCAGAGGGTGCGGCCTGAGAAGCGATATCAGCGACGGGGTTTATTGCGGAGCCGAAGCCTTCGGCAACTTGCGGGATTTGAGTGGCAAGTTGTGTAGTTGTATCAGCAGCAGCCTGAGTAGCCGCCTGAGTGCCTGCCTGAGCAACTTCGGTTACAGGCGTAGCCAATTTATCTAGTCCACCCAAGGCAGACCCGATACCAAACCCGGTGATGCCGGACATGATGCCCTGCTCAAGATCGCCTGTAACGGCAGTGGTGGCAAGGCCAGAGCCTATAGCACCAGCCAGCGCGGCCTTTCCAGCCAATGCAGGGATTGCCGCAGGCAACAAGGATGACCCTAGGAAAGACCCCAGTAGGGGAGCCAGAAAGGGCAGGAACGCCTCTGGCTGTCCCGTAGCAGGGTTCCGGGTCAACTGCCCCGTGGGGGACAGACGCGACAACATCTGAACCTCAATCGGGTTCATGTGTACGAGTTGTGAGTCACCGAAGCGCCCATACTGGGACAGTTGGTCTGCGACTTTTGAATATGGGGCGTTATACATGGCAACTCCTGTGGTTGCATGGAGCCACGGCTCCGGTGATTCTGGGGGAACAGCGTTTAAATTTCAAATGGATATCAAGCCTGTTCATATCTGGACACCCAGTTGACGGTGAGAATGATGGACGGGATGCCGGGGATGTTCCCGGAGGGTGATGCGGCAGCGACAATCACATTCGTGTCGTTCGACTGCCATGCCAGTTCGAAGTAGTCCCCGGCTTGCATGACCAGAAAGAAGTTCCAAGCAGGAATGATTTCGCTGTTTGGGCCATCGATGACAACCTTGCTGGCGCTGTCTGGGACATTGACACCGTTTACACGGGGCCAGATATAGACCGCAGAAGCGCCGCCGCCGGTCTTGTCCAACTGGGCTGAGAACTGAAAGTTGTACAGGCCGGTGTCGTTGACATAGACCTTGCTTGTTGGATTGCTACGGGCTATCTGAAACTCGGTGACAGCAGAGTTGTAAGTGAATAGGTTGACAGCATCAGCCACCGGGTTGGTCTGGGTGGTGGTGTCGTAGTAGGAGGCATGAGGAAGGGGCGAGTTGATCTCGTTCGTCAGGCCATTGAAGAACAACCGAAGGGCGTTGGAGAACTGGTCTTGATAACGCCGTTCATATTGACCCGGCGCTACAGGCAAGTTCGGTGGTGCAATGCCGCTGACAAGAGCCATTAGCGTCTACCATCCGGGCGCAGATCAAACCGCATGGCACCCATTTGCCACGCCACCCCAAGATCCGTAGAGGTCACACGAAGGGCCAACTGCCTCCCACGGATACGGGTATAGACCTGCTCGGTATATTGTTCCACAGGTAATACAACGGTGGCTTGAACCGAATCAATGTCAGGGGTTCCGTAAACCGCACCGGGGTAATTGTGTGGAAGAACAGAAAGCGTCACAGACGGAGATGATGTGCTTGATCCCAAGAACTTCAGGTCCGGGATGATGCGAGAGACGAAACTGAATTGTTCCCCGTCCCCGATATCGAAGTCTGAGGTCTGGATAAACGCAGTGATGGGTTCCGCCATGCCAGTCGAAAGATCATCCCAACCGATTTCGTGGAACATCACTTGGTTCGGCGCAGACAGACCGATGGAATCATAGATGCTGTGCGAAACAGCGGTAGTTCCATTGACCCCACGGACACACCCGGTGAAGGTGTTGCTGCTCCTACCCGTATAGGTGATCTTTTCACTGCCAATCAACAAGGTTCCGACAGTGGGGAACGAGCCTGCGTTGATGGCATTGATGGTGGTATCGGTGGCAGAAATACTGGCTGCGAGATAGGTTTCCTGTACCCCAAAGGCAAGCATTGGGTATGTTCTGAGCGTCTGCTGGACAAAGGCTGTTCTGTTTAAACTACCGTAGTGCCAAGAGCCATCTTGGTAGTTGTACGCCACATAAAGGCTGTTGGTGTCGCTGTCCGTACCCGGATAGAACCACCATATTTCGCTGTACGCTTCGTTGATGCCCACCATCACCTGTGAGATCTGAGATCGATTCAAGGTGCTGAAGACATGCTGACGAAGGGTACAGGGCAACGACTGGACGCGACCGTCGTAGACGAAGAACTTGTCTTGGCCCATCCAGTAAACAGAGTTGTTGACCGCAATAACCGCGTTCTGAGATGCCACCGAGATATCTTGGTCAAGGAGATTGACCGACCAGACAAAGGGCGGACCCACATACTGCATGGAATAAATCGCGGTATCGGTGAATACCACGATCTCTTGGCGCGTCGAAACCGCTGTCACGATGGTCGAGCCGTTGGTGATACGGATCTCACCAGACTGGTTGGTCAGCGCAGGAACCCATTCATACGGGTTCTCTTGGTCTGACCAACGGATCAATAGCGGGTCGAATGCCGGGTTGAAGTCAATCGGGTTGTATGGCTTGGAACCAAAGCAAATCAAGAAGTCCCGCACCGGGGATGTATTGATCATCAACGATTCATCAGGGGCATGTCGCCCAGCATAGGATGCTGTGATTGCCACCGTTGCAGAGGCTGTGGTCGCCGCAGAAAGCGTCAGGGAGGTTGTCCCAGTCCATGCGACAGTGACAAAGGCTCCAGAAGGAATGCCGCTACCAGCGATTACAGAGCCTGTCTCGATGCCTGTCGCATCCGATACAACGATAGTGGTCACACCAGAGGCGAAGGTAGCAGTGGTAGCCACCTTGGGAACAGAGTTTATCTTGGCCTGCAATGTAATTGCGCGGGACCAACTGGTGGTGTCATCCGTCCAGTAATAGATGTTGCCTTCGCGTTCCGCAAAAATCAGGTCATCTTCGTAATTGACGATGGACCAGAGGCGCATAGACAAGCCTACCGGCACACTGGAACCCCATGCTCCCGATCCCCATGGACCTGAACCCCAACCGATGGCAGTGGTTGATACCGCTGGACCTGAGTCAATGTCGTAGACAACTACTACCGCAGATCCTCCACCTGTGGCAGTGGAAGTGGCAGCAGAGGCAGCAATGATGGTGTACGAGTTATCAGACGGGACACCGATGATCTCGTATGCACCGCTGATCGTCAGACCACCTACCGCTGTGGCACCTGAGATACTGATGTAAGTACCCGGTGTAACGCCATGAGCAGTCGCCGTGATGGTGATTAAACGGCTTCCGTCGGTTGTGGCAATGGGATCTGTACCAAGCGTTACGGTGCCTTGGGACGGTGTGATGTCGTGATAGGTGCCGCCCAGTTCGACATAGAGTTTCTGATTGGTCGCAACGGCAAGCAAGTTCTGGCTTAACCGGGTGACATAGTTCCACATGTACCGGCAGACACCGGCAAAGGTTCCACCAGAAGCAGTAATATTTTGCCAGCCACCGATCTTCTGGGCATACCCTCCCCGGAACCTTACCTTTTCGGAAACGAAGAAGCCGCCTTCGTTGGCATAGTTAGTGGTCTCTCTATTGACCCCCGCCCGAAGTTCCAGTTTTTGCAAAGGCATCGTTATACCTTGCGTTCAAAATGAGGAACATCCTTGAACGACTTCCAGAACCCGCCCCATTGATTCTTCTCGTTGAGGCTCTCCCAATACTTGCCAACCGGCGTAAGAGCAGGGATGTCGTAGGTCAGTTTGCCGTCCTTGAAGAAGTTAAGGTCGATGGCACACCGCTTGAGGTGGATGCTGTTCATCGTCTTGCTACGCCCAGTCTTGACATAGATGGCTTGCTGTTCCGGGGTACGGGCAAGTTCACCGCCCGTCACCACAAAGCCCAACTCCGTCGCCTTGTTGATGAGTTTGGCGACATCCAGCAGGAACGCCGCCTGTTCTTTTACGAGACTCACTTGATGGCCTCCTTGAGTGCGTCGGTCTTGTCCTTACTGCTTTGGCTGGAACCGAAGTAGTAACTAACGATTTGGCTGGCGATGGCAGACAGCACACCCAAGATGTAGATGAGGATGTCCTTGCGGCTTGCCTCGACCGGGGTATCGTCGAACATGACCACGCCAAACAGCACGAAGGTCAGCAGCAGAATAGACAGCGCGAGAACGGGGGTCACGATCTTGTTAAGCAAGGGGGCTTTGTCAGATGTGGAGATCTGTACCTCCCGCTCCCGCGCTGAATCTGTGTCCTTTAAACGGAGTTCCAACTCCGCAAGGTCAAGTTTGTCCTCTTCCAGACGCAACTTGAGCAGTTCTTCCTCATGCTCCATCTGTGCGATCTGAATCTTCGCCAAGTCCTCGCTGGACATATCCGGCTTCAGTTCCACGCCCAACTTCTTTTCAACATAGTCCTTGCCCTTTGCCATGACGGCGTTGGCAACGAGGTTCAACCCGTTACCAAGGAGGGGTGTAAGGATGGCTTGTATTGCTGCTGGAATCATTTCTTCGCCCTCACAACATCATCGCCCTTGGTCACGGTCACATGGTCGCCCTCGACATCAACCCGCATGGGCTGTTCCTTACGGTCGAGTTTGTCCAACTTGCCGATGAGTTCCTTGATGACCGCAAACTCCGGCTTCTCTTCCTTGACCGTAGCACCGGCGATGCCGTTGAGCATGGAGATGAGCGCAGTCAGCGAGGCACCCAGCAGGCCCATCACCGCAGCAATCTTGTCGGCATCCAGCGCAAGGCTGGACAGTACGCCGATGATGACAATGACCGTGATGTACTTGAGGCCATCCTTGCCAATGGCCTTGCCTGCCACATCCTTTGCGGTGCTGTTAGCCTCCAGCCGTCTCATCTCGGCTTCAATTTGAACCTTCAGCAAGTCAATATCTTCACTCATTTGATGGACTCCAGAAACATCATCGTCACCGTGCCAAACGCGGTAAGCAGGATGAGGATGATTGTCCCGCCAACCCGCATCAGAAGGTTCTCCAGACGCTTTAGCCGCGCATGGATGGCTTCGTAGCGCACCGCGCAGGTATCAATGTGACTCGTCACGGTCACCTCAAGGTCTTGTACCG